AGGTAAATGAGATATTTATTAGTGAAGGAAAGAAAGCCTTGGCGAATCGTTCCATTCAAAGTGATGAAGTCTCATCCTCTCTAACTCAATTAGCAGAACAAGAGTATGTCCAACCAAAACCTAAGAAAAAAGAGTTTAAGGAATATACAAAAAATTCAGCTCTGAATAAAGTTTTGAACGAAACCGTAGGTGGAATACCACAAGGTGATAAAGGAGCCTATCCAACTATGGGTGGAGGAGCATATACATCTGATAGGGTTAGTGAATTAATGGGTGGAAATCCCATGATAGCTAACACAGCAGAAGGTAAGGAAAAGAGAAGACAGGTTGGAGCGATTGAATCCATGAAAGCACGAGGTGTTAATTCTGAACAAGTCGGTGAGGATGTTGTAAATGCCCTAACAAGAGATTATAGTGGTTTGATGAAAGCCATGAACAAGAAGAAGAACGAACACTATCGTCCATAGGAGAAATTAGTTGTCAGTATTAGAAAAAGATTTAGATCCTGATGTAAAAATTGGTGTATCATTACCGATGGATCACATCGATGGTAGTGGTTTTTTTCCTGGTACTTCTACGACACTCACTCAAACAAGTAGTAATATAAGGAATCTATTACTTACCAATAAGGGTGAAAGGGTTGGACAGCCAGATTTTGGGTGTGGTCTGTTACAAATATTATTTGAACCGATGAGTGATGACTTGTTGGAATCGGTTAGAGCAACAATAGAAGAGGCGATAGCATTTTGGTTACCTCATGTTACGATAAATAAAATTGAAGTTGAAAGGGATTCCGTAGAACAACATCAATTAAATATAATTTTAGAATTTGCTTTAACAATTCAACCAACGGTACATGAGGTCATCACCTTAAGTTTTCTCGTAGGTGAATAGGAGAGTTAGATGCCAGCACAAAAAGAAGTAAGATATCTAAACAAAGATTTTTCGTCATTTCGTAATGACTTGATAGACTTTGCTAAACAATACTATCCAAACACATATAATGATTTCAACGAATCATCGCCAGGTATGATGTTTATCGAAATGGCATCCTATGTAGGAGATGTATTGTCTTACTATGTTGATGCACAATTTAAGGAACAATTACTAGCCTACGCCGAGGACACGAAAACATTATTCGAAATGGCACAATCATTTGGATACAAACCTAAGTTATCAAGTCCATCATTCACGAACCTTGATGTGTTTCAAATAGTTCCAGCAAGAGGTAGTGGAGTTAATGTACAACCAAATTACAATTACGCCCTACAGATAAACGAGGGAACATTAGCCTCAAATGGAACAACAACATTCAGAATTAGAGAAAATGTTAATTTTAAATATTCAAGTTCATTCGACCCAACCACGGTTAGTATTTATGAAACTTCAGGTACTGCACCAACATTTTATTTATTGAAGAAAACCGTAGGTGTGGTTAGTGGTACTGTTGTTGAGGAACAATTTGAATTTGGTGGTACTAAAAAATATCAAAGAATTATATTGGGTAGTGAAAATGTTTTAGAAATAATATCTTGTACCGATAGTGATGGAAACACTTGGAAAGAAGTTCCATTTCTAGCACAAGATACAATATTTGATTCCGTTCAAAATATAGCGGCTAACGATCCTGAATTATCGCAATATAGTGATGAAGCTCCATATCTTTTAAAACTTTTAAAAACACCAAGAAGATTTGTGACATTCATAAGGTCTGATGGTAGAACTGAAATTAGATTTGGTGCAGGAGTGAGTGACTCATTCGATGAGGAAATTGTACCAAACCCAAATAATGTCGGTTCTTCATTACCTGGTAGTCCAACTTACTTGGATGCAAACTTTGACCCAACAAACTTTTTGAAAACAGAGGCTTACGGACAGGCACCATCCAACACCACACTCACAATAAAGTATTCACATGGTGGTGGTTTAGGAGATAACGCTACACAAGATAGTATTTCAAATTTATCCGAAATATCATTAACATTAGACGAGAGTGGTTTAGATGCATCACTCGTCTCAACTGTCAAAGCCTCCGTGGCAGTCACCAATCCTTTCCCTGCCAGTGGTGGTAAAGGTGCTGAATCAATACAACAACTCAAGGATAACGCACTAGCTTACTTTCAAGCTCAAGGTAGGAGTGTGACTCGTGAAGATTACATCACAAGGGTATATGCTTTACCATCTAAATTTGGAGCAATAGCAAAGGCATACATCGTTCAAGACGAACAACTGAATATACCAACAATGCAAAAGGAAGTCAAGTCAAATCTTTTCATGGATGAGAGAAACCTTGACCAATTGAAGGCACAAGATGCTGGTTCTTCCAATAGACTACCAAATCCAAACGCCCTCAACCTATATACACTCGGATATAACGCGTCCAAAAAGTTAATGAATCTTAATTTAGCCGTTAAAGAAAACTTAAAAACCTACCTATCTCAATATAGATTGATGACCGACGCCGTGAATATCAAAGACGCTTACATAATCAATATTGGTATGAAGGTAAATTTTATAGCGAGGTCAGGATATAACAAAGATGAAGTTTCATTAAGAATAATAGAACGGGCAAAACAATTTTTCAACATAGATAGATGGCAAATTAATCAACCAATAATAATACAAGAGTTAGCATACGAACTATCAATTGTTGAAGGGGTTGGTGCGATAGTTCCACCAACACAAGACAATCCAAAAAATCTTTCAGTATTGATTACCAACAAGTATTCTTCTGCAGGTGGTTATTCAGGAAACATATACGATATAAATTACGCAACCAAAGATGGTATAGTATATCCATCACTCGACCCAAGTATATTTGAGTTGAAGTATCCGAACACCGATATTGAAGCAAGAGCTATAGGTGATTCAGTAGGTAATCAATTATAGGAGAGATAAATGCATTATTTTGAATACGCCGAAAAAGACGCTACACTATATTCAAGAAGTGGTAGTCAGAACACGGGTATTGATGAAATTTTAGAAGTTACAAAAGATGTAAGTTCTGCAGGAGTGGTTCAAGGTGTAAGTAGAGTTGTAATAAAATTCGATACAACATACATATCTTCATCAATATCGAGTGGTTTAATTCCTTCAAGTTCCTATACGAAATTTTATCTTAATCTATATGATGCTAATTCTCGTGGTCTTAACGCGAACCAAAACTTATACGCATATCCGGTAAGTCAATCTTGGGACATGGGTTATGGTAAAGAAGACAATCGACCAATTATTGGTGATGGATGTAGTTGGTTTTATAGAGATAATGATATAGCCAGAACACAATGGACAGGTTCAATGACTGGTTCGGGTGGTACTTGGTATGAACAATATGAATCATCTCAATCTTTCAATAATGAACCAAGTGATGTAAGGATGGATGTCACAAACATAGTATGGAATTGGGTACACGGAACCATACCTAATGATGGATTCATGGTTAAAAGAAGTGGTAGTGTCGGTAATTTAGACACCACACTTGATGAGGGTAGTTCAAAACAATTAGGTACATTCTCATTTTTCAGTAGAGAAACACATACTATCTATCAACCTAAGTTGGAAGCTGTTTGGGATGATTCAGTATGGACTACTGGTTCATTAAGTTATTTAACAAATACAGAATTAGAAGATGTAAGACTCTATCCAAGAAGTCAAAGAGATCAATACAAGGAAGGTTCTAAAGTAAAATTTCGTGTGGTTGGAAGACCACTATATCCTGAAAAAACTTTCTCAGCAACAGCGGGATATTCAACTGGTTACAATACCGCAAAGATGCTCCCAAGTGGTAGCACTTTTTATCAGTTAGTGGATGTTTTCACGGAAGACATCATAATACCTTATGGTAGTGGTTCAATTGTTAGTTGTGATTCGACTGGTAATTACTTCAATCTTGATATGAAATCACTTTTAGCTGATAGATTCTATAGAGTAGAATATAAAATTATAAGTGGTAGTGGAACTACTGATGAAACCATTCAGTACTTTACATATCTACCATCATTCAAAGTGGTGAAGTAAAATGCCTTTAACAAAAGAAGAACTTTTAAAAAGTGAATTTTATCAAAAGTTAAAAGAACAAGATAGAACTCAATACCTTAATGAATTGGAACAGAGAAGAAGGTTGAGTGGTGCAGTGATTGTTACAGAAGATGACAACATAATAATCAACTCAGAAACACCACCACTTCGTAATGATGCTGGTGTGTTTATAGCCGTAGAAGACCCTTTTGAAGAGGGTAAAAACCTAACGGATGAAGACCAATTATTAAAGGTAACCAAAAAAACAACCTGCTATCAGACATCCCCTCAGTGGGATTTAATCTTGGATAGAGAGTTCAAAGAATTATGAGAATAGAAACTTCCTTATCAGTAAATGATTACAGAGAATTAAAGAAAGAATCTAAAGAGGTATTAGGTCTTAGTGGTCATCTGAGCCCACCATTCGGACAATCAACGAATGACTATGTTGAAGTGCATCTATTGGACACTAATGATGGTTTTATAGAAAAATTTATTTCCCAACACACGACCTTTGAAGACGACAAGATGGTCATCAACATCGGACAAGATTTAAGAGATAGGGATTATGACCGTGGAGAATTCAAGGTAAGATACAATTTCATTCGTAAGGTCGCAGGTGGTGATGAAATAGTATTGACCAAAACAGTCGATGGTAAACCAAACATCATACATAGTGGGAATCCTGAATTGACAGGTGTTCCGATGGGACAATTCTATACCGATGAGGAAGGTAATGCATTTATTGGTGAATCTGCTCCAGCAAATATGTTAGATGCACAGCCCCTTGATATAAAGGAATGGAAGTTTAAGATTGATGAGATATCTCCATCACGGACAGAGGTTCGAATAGTACCACAATTGATTAACAATCTCAATTACATAAGGGAATTTAGGGATTTGGTCGAACCAAAAACCTATATACCCGAAACTGCTTGGGACGAATACATAGACTCGTATGATGATTTATCAAATGCTTGGGATACAATCAAGAATGATCCTGACTCAACCACATCAAAGTGGTGGAGACCGAGATTACAATTCGTTGATAATGTAACCAAGAAGGCAGACTTTGGGAAGTTACACTGGAATCTTTATGGTAAAAATGCAGATGGTAGAAATTTACCCACACAAGATGGGGGTGGTCAGATTAGTTGGACAGGACCTGATAGTTCAAGGTTAGAATTTAATATTAGACGAGAGGTTGAGGACGAGGGTTTCAAGGATACCATGAAAGGTTCAACGATAACGATTGAAAAGGCATACATTATTGATTATCAGACAAGACCTGATGTATCAGAAAATTCTAACTATCAACCTGAAGCTGCTATACCCGAACTATACATTCAGGCAGTTCGTGTGGAAAATACAAGAACATACAATTATTCCATGTACACGATGGATGGTAGTGTATATGACCCAAACTCACAAGGTGTTCAGTTCTATTGGGACTTTGGATGTGGTCATAAACAAGAGGCCTCTGCAGAACCAAACGCCTCCCATACCTACGACACGGATGGTTCATATTCACCAAGTGTCATAGTGATGACACCAAACTTCCAAAGCACCATCGAAGAGGTCAGAACAACAAATGGTAGGGTCTTGGATTCCATCGATACCCAAATCGTATCGTTCATAGAGCCAGGTGTAAGCTCACTGGATGGTAAAATTATTCGTTGGGATTGTAATTATAATAATGGTATTCCCAAAGTTCGTTCAGATAGGGGAGCAACCGTTAATTCAGCTTGGTATGTTCAGAATGGATACAAGAGAACAATCTCGACAAGTGAAAATTTTAATTTACTCAGAACATTATTAGGTTCAACCTCTACGGGTGAAACTGTACAGAGGATGGGACCTGATGGTATTATGGTAAACCGAACCTTATATTCTCCATCAGATATCGAATTGGATTCAGCAACAATAGTTTCCTTACCTTTGGGACCTGATATAGATTCATTATCCTTCACGACAGGAATATCAATCAACGAATCATTACCACAGCCAAATATGGGAATATATTCATCACCTGATGAAAATGTATTCTTGGGTTACTTTCAAGGTGATGAATCTCAGACCAACGAAAGTGATGACTCATCTGATATTGACGAAGGTGCTGAACCACAGACAAAATTTCTAAATCTTAGTTCGATTTATCAGCTTAACTACCAAGACCAACCTCAATCATTACCATATACAAATAGTCAAAATCAAACACTTGATGTAAATTTTATAGTGAATGGTGTGAATAAAGGTAACTCATGTTATCAAGAATTCGAAGAAGGGGCGACGGTCACTGTAGAATTTGAGTTTGAAGCACCAGGTGGTTTTGTTGAGGAAGAAGCCTTTTGGACTGATGGTGGTGATAATCCAAGAACATTCACCATGAATACTAATGTAACTAAAATAGTTAGAATTGGATTTGCTCAATAATGAAGAATAAGAGAATCATATATTGGGGTGGTAATGACCAAACTATAATCCCACGAATGGGTGCGTGTGGAGATGGTGCCGAACCCACAGGTGGAGCTGGTGGTGGTAATGCTGGTAGTGGTCAGAAGAAACCTGAGAAACCCAAAGGATTAGGAAAGTTCGACTTTCTTGGTGATATAGCAGGTGAGTTGGGTGCTCAACTCAAGGATGCGGCGGTCGGAACATTAGCTAATGCCCTAATAGGTGACCCAGCCTTCGGTATAACATTTGAAAAGAACAGACCGAGTACGGATGAACAGATAGCAGCATTAGACCTACAGATACAAGGTT